GCACCATAAAGACCTGCACCCGCCGCACCTGAGCCAAAAGTGGAACCAAGGGAAGCTCCTGCAAAAGCTGTACCTCCAAAAGTAACGAACGAAAGACCAATCAACGCAGCTCCTAAGAGAACTTGCCCCCATCCCCTACCAGCTCCAGACATAACAGGAGTAATAGAAAAAACTTCTCTTTCACTCCACGGGTGCAACAACGTGTCAATTTGCTCTTCCCCTACAACTTCCGTTCCTAATTGGACTTTATAGGCAACTCCATGTTGTTCGCTTTCAACCATCCATTTTGCTAATCCTTTAAAATTAGCAGTCAAAGCTTTTATTGCTTCCGCAGGAGTATTTACATCAAGCTCAAAAGTCCCTTGACCTCCTAGCTGTTTTTTTAACGCTCCGTAAACCTTAACGACTTTCATGTTTTAAAACTTTAGCCGTGACTTTCTGATAATAGCCACCATACACATCGCGAGACGATAATCTTCCCTGAACGTGATGAAGAACAATGCCATCATTTAGATAAATAGCTGCATGATTAGGCACTGGGCTTTCTAATTGCATTAAGAATAAATCTCCATAACCAATATTCTCTAACTCAATTTCCTTAAAACCTTCTTTTGCAAAATTATCTAAATACATATTTTCGCCGTTATACCACCATTGATCTCTTCTATTGTAATCGTTTAATTGAAGACCAAATTCTCTTTTATAAAAGTCCCTAACTAATGAATAACAATCAACAATCCCATGTGAAAATTCTCTTCCAACATAAGGAAGTTCAAAACCGCTAGGCTTATAAGTTCCCCAAGTTTCAGTGTTCGGATTAACAATAAACCACGGTAATCCAGAAGCCTCACAAGCAACCATGTCAGCAGGACTAGGTGCAGGGTTTGTTTTTGGGTGACTGTGAATAACGGCTGTGATCTCTCCCCTCTTCTCTGCTTTTAAATAGTCATTTGGATCTAATATAAAATGTTCGTCAGGTGTCTCAGCTATGTTTTGACATTTAAAATATCTGTTTTTTCCTTTTACAACATGAACCAAGCCAACAGCTTCATTTGGGAAGTCTTCCTTTGCGTGAGCTAATGCTTGCTCTTTGATGGCTTCAGTTAGATTCAATTTTGCCTACCTGCTGATGGGAATGATCCAAAAGGTAAAGGGCTATCTGCCCCGAATCTTAACTTGCAAGAATCAACCCTTTTACCACAACGGTCATTAGCTAAAGAAGATTCCACGTTGTCATTTACGTCCCAATAATTTGAACCTGTGTAGCCACATTCTCCAGAGCGATAAGCCCATTGACAAATGTTCCCAATCATTTGACGGCGGGGAATTTGATCTCCTGGTCTATCCATCTTGCTTGCTAATTCAAATTCAACAGCCAATCTGTTCTCTGATGATTTTCTATCAATCTCCCAGATCTCAACAGGCCATTGAGCATTGGGATCAGCAGCCGCTTCACCGTCCAAATATCGCTTGAGGGTCTTTATTCTTCTGACCTCGGCCCCACAAAGGTCGTTCCCCGTTGTCGTTGTGTTTATAACAACCAATAAAGCTGTGATTGTATTATCTAAGTTTGAAATAGTTAAAGTTGGTCTAGGTAACGAACCTGTTGAAGAATATTCAAAGCCTGAAGCCTCTACAGCTTGCCGCGTGTATTGATTACTGTCCCAAATAATATTCCCATTGATGTTCGCATTGCATCCATTATGAAACCTATAAATATCATTTGAGCCATGTAAATCATTAGACAATCTAACTTCAAATAATTCAATAATTGCGCTTGGTGCTAGTTTTGAAAGTTCTTCATAAACGCTACTTATTGCAGTCCAAACAACATTATTGTCGGTAACTGTTGAGCCAATATCTGTAGGCCAGTCAGGTTCAGAACCCGCAGAAGTTCCAGCCGTTGTTACTTTAAAAAACAGACCTGTTAATTGATCTGTTGCACCTCTTCTTATGTCGCCAAGGCTGTAGGGAGTACTAGCGGCCCATGCTGAAACTGCCATATCTTACGGCTCCGCTACTTCTTGAAATTTCGCTCTAATAGATGCCCTGTTTGTGTAACGCATCTCACGACTCCATTTAATGCAAACACATTTCCTAGCAGAAGATTCTTCAGGTGGAGTAAAATTAAAGCTTTCATTACCTCCTCTTGCTTCTAAAAAAGTCTCAATTGAGTTTGCATTTGTTTCGCTTAAATTATCCCAACGCAAGCTATATTCTTTTAAATCCTGATTAAGTCCAAATACTAAACGGGTTGAGTATCCATCACCGTATTGAACAGCCAATGTTTTAGGGCTGCTGCTTTTGCTTGTTCCGTAACTCGGAGTGATTGATGGGAAATTTGCCATTAGGTAGCTAATAAGCCTCCAGGTCTTTTTTCTTCAATCAAGGCCGCTTGAATAGCTTGACCTAACATATTTCCTAACTGTGCCGCTTGGTTTCCATCTCCTTCCACAGACGACCCAGACGCATCAACTGAAACATTAATAACGGTTGAACCTCCCATTGCATGATTTGGAATGATAGTTCCTGCGGAATCAGGTACGAATAACTCTGGCCCTCGTTCCCCAACGAGTGAAACCCTACCTCTAGGTGGTCTTCCTCCATTAGCGAAACGACTCCCTGTTCTTAATCCATCTACAGCAACACCATTCTCAGTCATGCTTCCTACAACATCCTTAGCCGCATCTTGCGGCCCAAACGTCTTACCGAGCCAACCACTAAAACCACTCATTAATGGTGCGATGATCGCCTGCCTAATGGCAATACGAGTCATATCAGCAATAATGCTATTTGCGAAATCGCGGAAATTCATTTTTCCCGTTTGAACGAAACGCACCAGGGCGTCTTCCATCCCACGGAAAGATTTCACCACTATGTCACCAACTTGACCACCAAAATCGTTCACGGTCTTGCCATATTGCTGCATCTTCTTAGCAAATGAATCTTGGAATTGAGCCGAGGTTTGTGCGGTTATATCTTTCAACGCACCCATCGCCTCACTTGCTTTTACAATTTCATCCGCCGCAATTTGACCTGGTAAATCAATTAATTTTTGATTTAACTCTCCAAGTCTTTCTGTTGACTCTTCGATTTTTTCAGTCAAATAGTTGTATCTAAGAGAAAAGCCTGTAATGCCTTTCTTCCACTCCCAAAATGCTCGCTGATTTATAAGAGTAGCTCTTGTGTTTGTTTCTGTTTCTATCGTATTAGTAATAAGTTCTTTATTTAAGCTCTTTAATACTTCCATGTGTTCCTCTTCCGCATCTTTAGCCGCTATCCAATCCATAGACATTTTTGCTATTGCAATGCTTAAACCCGTTAAAGCTAAGACAATCGGCCCCATTGCTGCTTTTGTTAAACCGATAGTTGGCAATAGCTTCCGATAAATGAAAACTCTGAGGATTCTGACTGCGGTATAAGCCTTGTAAAGAAGAGGAACCAATATTCCCGTTACAGTTACGACTCCTCCAATTCCTACCGCCGATGCCTTGAGCCATTCAGGGGCTTTTGAAACAGTCCTAACGACTGCTGTCAAGACCTTTGAGACTTCAACAACAATAGGGACTAGATAGGTTCCTAATTCAATACTTAAATCACTAATAGCGTTCTGTAGGTTCTTAAATTGTTGTTCAGGAGATCTTGCCATCAATGCTTCGATACTCTTGCCGCCGTCTTGTTCAATACGTTTTAACGCTTTGATAACAACTTCACTTGTGATTTTTCCTTCTGAAGCAAGCTTCTTAATTTGACCAACGGGCTTACCCATTTCTTTTGCAATAACCTGAGTCAAAATTGGTAGTTGCTCCGCAATCGACCTATATTCATCACCTTGCAAACGGCCAGAACCTAACGCCTGTGATAACTGCAAGAACGCTCCTGAAGCTGCACCTGCGCTAACTCCTGCAAGTTTCGTTGCAACATTGAAACCCATATATGTCGTTTCAATCTCTTTCAACGTCACTCCTATCGGTCTTAAACGTCCATAAATATCTGTAATACCGCTTAAAGCTTCTGTTTGACTTAATCCAAATCTTTTTGCTGCCCTTGCTGCTAAATCTTGCGCTCCTGCGTTCTCTCCATATTCTTTTGATAATAGTTCTAAACGGATCTGCGTCTGTTTAAAGGATGAAGCCATTTTGACCATGCGCCGTCCTGTTTCAACTAAAGCTAGTTTTGTTAATACACCTTGAAGGCCACCGAATGTCTTTTGCGCTTTTAAATTTTGCTTTGCTAAACGTCCTGTTGCATTACCTAATTCACGAATCTTTCTTATCGCGTCTCTCGCGTCAACCTTAAATTTTACTAATGATTCAGCCATGCAAAGATTCTAGCTTGATCGCTTCTCATAGTCAGATTTTAACTC